GCAATATGTCGAAGCTCTTGAAGCATGAGGAGTTTTGCATCTCAGTCGATGCAGCTCTGAAGGAAGTACAGCAACTGCTGGTAAAGAAGAACGTGAAGTATGGTAACTCTGCACTAGAGCCATCTCGCATCTTCAGCAAAGCAAATGCTCACGAGCAACTGCTGGTAAGGATTGACGACAAGCTTAACAGAATAAAAAACTGGGGCAAGCAGGATGTGGATGAGGACACATTGCTGGACCTGATGGGTTACCTGGTATTACTTAGGATTAACATGAAACATGACACAAGTAGTAACGATATTCGAGGACCTATACTCGACGAAACCCACGTACATTACAGCGGAAACAGCACTGCAACGCATTCAATCTGGCAAACAGAGGCAGAGGATTGACCTAGTACGTAACGGAGACAAAGAACTTAAGAAGAACCTGCCCGTTGTCCTTTGGAGCGGGCGGTTTCGTGAACGTAAGGATGGCTCGCTTCAGAAGCATAGCGGTCTTATCGTTCTTGACTTCGACCACGTTGGAGATGTTGATGACGCCAAGACTAGGCTGGCATTCGACGACCATGTGGCAGCGTGCTGGACATCACCCAGTGGGGATGGTGTCAAGGCACTGGTAGAAATTAGCAATCCAGAAAGACATCGTGACCACTTCCGTTCTCTCTGCGATTACTTTGAAAGAAAATACGAGCTCGAGGTAGACCCCTCAGGGATTAACGAATCCCGTGCCTGCTTCGAGTCTTATGATGAGAATATCTGCATCAAGAAAACACATACCCGATTTGGTGGTATGTTAAATGATAAGCATGCAGAGCCGAGCCCTACCGAGGCGACGGGGCGTACTGACTACGAGAAGCTACAGATTGCATCTCAAATGATTCGGTACGCCCCCGAAGGGGAAAAGCATGCGACCCTATTGCGTGCATCCCGCCTCATTGGAGGGTATATCGCTGCAGGCAAAGTAGAGGAAGAGGAGGCTTTCCGTGTCTTGGTCCGTGAGATTGAGGCAAGGAATCCCCTCGACCTCGACCACGCAAGAAAGACTATCGTTGATGGTATTGAGCAAGGCAAGCTCGCACCATTGGGTGAGACAGTAAGAGAGATGGAGAAGGTGCGTCATGAGATGCGCGTGATGGATGGCGACATGTCTTTTATCTCTTCCGATGAGCGTGACTATGAGTGGATTCAAAAGTTTATTGGCGGTCAGATTCAGCTAGGCTTAGGCAGTGGGCATGAAAAGTTTGACGAGCACTTTAGGTTTAAGCGAGAGTTCCTCATGATAAACGGTCACAGTAATGTGGGTAAAACAACATTCACACTGTGGCTGATGACCATCTCCGCTCTAAATCATGGATGGAAGTGGATGGTGTACAGTGCTGAGAACCCCACCTGGACTAACCGGGTAAAGATTATGCAGTTCGCAATGGACATGCCGCTTCAGCGCATGAACCACAAGGAGCTGAAGACAGCATACCAGTGGGTCAATGACCACTTTGTTTTCGTGGACAACCACAAGAACTACAGCGTTCATGACATCATGGTGTTTGCTGAGAAGCTCAAGAACATGGATGGTATTGACGGACTTCTTGTTGACCCGTACAACGCACTGCGTATTGACCTTAGTCACAACAGAAACATCAACACTCATGAGTACCATTACGAGGCAGCCAGTGAGTTCCTGACATTCAGCAATAAACAGAACATGGCTGTGTGGGTGAACGCTCACGCCTTTACTGAAGCTCAACGCCGCAAGGGTCCTGATGGTTTATCAATGGCTCCGTACGCTGAGGACACAGAGGGTGGAGGTAAGTTCGTTAATAGAGCTGACTGTTTTGTGACATTGCACAGAAAGGTTCAGCACCAAGAGCACTCTGAAAGAAGGACAATCGAGATGCACGTACGTAAAGTTCGTATGACCGAGACTGGTGGCACCCCTACACCGCACGACTTCCCATTGAGATTTGAGTTCAATCAGCAGATGTCTGGATTCAGCATGGTGCATCCTCACCCCAAGGTATTAACACCTCTATGTGAATTAAAAGTGGGTAAACAGTTGGAGCTTTGACTTTGATTTTACCTTGACGTGACAGTATCTTGCACCCATGGCACGGCGTAAAAGCATGAACCGTGGTGGCAAGAAGCTCAAGTCAGGTCTTGAGGTGTATTGCTATGACAAGTTAAAGGAAGCTAAGCTCAAGTTCGAGTATGAACCTGAGAGCTTCCTGCTCGTTGACCGATTCATTTACCCGGGTATCTATTTCAAGTCGACCAATAAGAGGTCTGACATGATTGATTACTCGGGTAAGTTCGTTAGGAAGATGGAGTACACTCCGGACTTCGTGTCTCATGAGCACAAGTTCATCATCGAAACTAAGGGCTACCAACGCACACAGCACGGCTTCCCGCTCAGGTGGAAGCTTTTCCTGAGGCAGATGGTTGAGACAGGAAACGGAGACTACATGTTGTTCGTGCCAAAGAATAGCAAACAAGTCGACAAAGTCGTACAAATAATTAAAGATGAACTTAAGAAAGCTAAGTGAGGTATACTCATTTTCTACCCAAGAAATTCAGAGGCTCACTACGGAGCTTTACGAATCGTTGCATGATGATGCTGGCAGTCCTATCCATTCGACGGAAGAAGTCTCAGAGTTAGTGAAGGATTTCAGAATGAAAGTTAACATTGAAGTCCTCACTGTCAAGGATGCTTGCCTTGAATACGTTGAACAATGAGCAAGAACTTCCTAGCCGACATGGAGATTGGCGACCTTGGAGAGCAGATGTGGGCTGCATGGGTCGAAGCCAAGGGAGGGGAGTGCACTATCTCAACAGGCAAGTGCGACTGGGATGTACACGACACAACCAAGGATGTGTACTACGAAGTCAAGACAGACATCCAGGCGTATAAGTGGGCCAAGAAGTATGACCAGCCAATCAACTTCTTCCTTGAGTATGAGACAACTAAATCCCAGAAACCATGTGGGATTATGAAGACGAGTGCGAAGTACCTGGTGTACATAATAAGGAACCCGGAGAAACTCCACATCGCATACACCTTTGACCTCGACGTGCTTCGTCCGTATCTTTGGGAGAAGCACAATTACAAAACATTTCCTGTCAAGACTCCTTTCATCAACGGTACTGGTAATGTGAATGGGTGGACGCCACCAGTTCACGAGCTCGTAAACGACAAGGATTCAGGCTTCTTAAAGTTGATTGTGCTCCCTATGTTTCTGTTAAACAAGTCCAATGAAACAACGTTATCGCAACTGTCGCTGCTTGAAGCAGGAAGTCGATGCCTTACTGAGGTCTAACGCCTCGTACCAGGCTCAGCATATCGGGAAAGGAACTACCCCAAAAGAAAAAGAGGAGGTGAACCGCTACTGTTACGAGCAGTTCATCCTCCCCATTAAAGACTTGGACGAAGACTTCTTTAAGTCTATCAGCTGATAATCTTGGCTCCTCCAGCCATGGTCATTCCAACCATGTCCTTAGGGTCCTTCATCATCTTCATCATGCCGCCGCCTTCGTACTCCATGGCGCCGCCCATGCCCATCTTCTTTGATGCCTTGTACTCGTCGACAATCATCTGAGCTTCGTCTTCACTGACCCTTACGGCCTTGGCAATCATACCAACGAGTTGCTCTTCAGGTGGCATCTCCTTGAGGCCGTCGAGCATCTTCATCACTTGAGCCTTCTTCTTCTCGTCAATAGGTGGGCGGCCACCCATGTCGTTATCACGCCCTGCTTTCTCAGTGGCCATGCCACCATCCTGCATCTCTTTCATGTGCCCACCACCGGGCATCATCTTCATATCGTCGTCCATCATGCCGCCTTGCGCCATCATGGCTTTCTTTTTTCCGTGTTCCATAAGGCAAATATAAGTTATTCTTCTCTTCTGTAAATCAATCGAGAGCGAAGTCCATCTGTTGCAATGTAGTACCCCTCTCTGTCAAACTGTACTTGCTGTCCAGACAGGTTGTAATACTGATTAGGAACAAACACTTCTTCGACAATCTCTTGAATGCTTGTGACGGGCTGACCGCAACCCACAGTCACCCACTGTTCTGGATTGTCCTGTGGCCAGGTACCGAGTGAATCAATCCAATCTACGTCCGACAAGAATCCGTACTCTTCTTGACCCACGATAAGATATGCACCATTCCATCCGTCACCGTAGCTATCCATCATGTGAAGGATATACCTGTCGGGGTCTGGCATCAACGCTGCACCAAAGTATGGCGCCCCGCCTCCCAAAATAATCATGCTGTCGCACGTCATAATCTCCCACGTAATTTCGTTAGGGTAATCTCCATCGGTGCACTCAACAAAAACAGGCGTGAGGTTCGGCTGTGCACAAGCGCACAATGAGAACAATGCCAGAACGATTGCTGCTAAATTTTTCATTGAAACTTTTTAAGAATAATATTGTCAATATCTGATTGAACTTCTCTCTGCGTAGCCACGAGCTGCATCAAGATGTTTGGTGTGTATCTTAGTGCTTCTGCACCGTTGTCAAATACAACAACAGTAGGGACACTCATTACTGAATACTGAGATGACGCTGCAGGGTTGGTAGAGATGTCTAACCTATAAGCTCTGCAATCATCGAGGTCCTTCATAAATGCAACCTCATTTGATTGATTGAAGGAAGCCCAGAACTCAACGATGGTGATGCCTTTAGACTTCTTGGCATCGAGCTCTTTGAGTTTGATAAAGCTCTGAGAGAACGCCGTCGTGGGAATCAAGAGCAGTAAAAAGAGCAGCTTATTCATAGAGCTTTTCCTTAATCATCTTGATGTCTTCCTTCATCTCGGTAACATCCTCTTGTGTCGTCATGATTGTTTGACGGACCAACTGGTCTTTCATGTCAAACTCCATGCGAGTAATCTCTGGAGCAACCGGGGCGGGTAGTTCTTTTGCGACGGCAATGTCGGCTTGGAGCGAGAACCACATGGCAACCATGCTTGCTACCCCGGCAGCCACCATTCCCAACGTCTTGAGGTCAAGTGTTACCTCCGTGTTCTCTCCAACCTTTGCCATTCTTAAAAGAATAAATAATTAAAGCCGCATCTGCCAGCGTATGATGTGATTTGCCAGTACTGTAAGTGTCTGGCTTCTACAAATATACTAAGATGTTTGTTAACCTTTGCTCCAATGATGAGCCCGGCGTCCCACTCAATATCCATCTCGTCTTCGTACTCAAATGAAAACTCATCAAGCCCCTCGTGCATGGAGTAGATTGAGCACCAAGTGTGTATCCAAGACTGCTCTGTGTACTTGTAGTAGTCTAACCCCAACACACCAGACACCTCTTGCTGTAGCCCAAACTCTTCTAATTCCCTCCTGTTGTAGTCATTAACGATATGACCAAAGTGATACCCATAAAACTCTACGTCTGACTGAGCAACGACGTCACCATTTAATGTCCAAACCTCATTCTCGTCGCTAGAGAATCCGAACTCATTTGCAAGCTGCCACCAGTGCTTATTGGCCGGGTCGTCAAACCAAGCCTCAATAGGGGAGTAACCGTAAACCGGGTGAGCTCTGTGAGCCGCTCCTATTGTCAGGTCAAAGTCACCAAACCTTTTTCTTAGCCTTACCTCTGCCTGTGTATACTTCAGGTTTATTAACCCATCGCTGATATAGCTTCCCTTTACAGTAAACCAGTTGCTAATGTACCTTATTCCGTACTGTTGTTGCTTGAATACATCACCCCTATTTCTAGCAGCAGAGTATTCTAAAAGATATTCAAGCCCAGGCGCGTTAGAAACAGTAGCGTTGTCGCTAATTTCATTCTCTTGCCCGGTGTAGAACTGTCCCTGCTTTACTTGATAGTCAAATCTAGCAAGCTTACGAAGCCCCAGGGTAAGGATGTAGTTGGGCTTGTTTACCTCTGTGATTTCTTCAAGGTATCCAGAACCAGCTACACCATTGACCCTGTACCTGGAGTTCTCTACGAGTGGTGCGTTGCCGCTAAGGCTACCATACAACGTAGAAAAGCGCAGCAACTGTCCTTGAGCGACAGTAGCTACGCTTAACAATAAGAAAGCAATGAATAGCCTCAGCGATTTATCCGCTACAAGACTCACAATCTTCTGGATTCTCGATGTTGCAAGTAATTTCACCCGATTCAATCTTTTCTTCTTGCTTCTTTAACTTACTCTTGTCCAAGAAGCTGACGTCTCCAAAATCGTCTTCGTTCATTTTTTAGATTTCTCGATTGTTCTACCTGCGAAGTATGCACCAAATGCAGTCAGCATAAGGATTTCGAGCAAAGATACGTACGAATCTTTTACGTTAAATGGCAGGTTATCAAGGCTATCCATGACCATGGTAACCATGAACATTGACATAAGAGCAATCAGGGTTACAGGTCTAATAAGCTTTGCAAGTTTTACATCGCTGCCCATGTCCGCCTTCCACCTTTCAGTCACATTGTTTTGGAAGTGAACCTCTGCGTCTACCATCGCATCAGCCTCATCGTTTTTGACTTGAGGGTCCTTATGCAGCAAGCCCTTAACAATGCCCAGCATACCTCTGTCAGGCAGCATGTGACCAACAACCTTCAAGACATCAGGAGCCTTGTCTTTCATCCACCCCCCAAGGGCGGTGTCCTTAATCTGTTTTTCTTCTTTCATAGTACTTGAGATATTCGCGGTTAAAGTTATAGATAATTTGCATGCGCTCTCTTTCGAGGGTCTCGATGTCTCTAGCCTTGACCTGAGGGTCTAGCTTGTCGTTGTTCTGCACAGCGCGCATCAGCCTTCTGTTCTCCTTCAGCTGACGGTCGGCGTTGACTCCGATTTCGTTTAGGACAACAGAGTTCCTGTACTTCTCATCATCGAGACCGAGCTCCTTGGCCGCTTTGGCTTTGGTTCTAACGTTTGTTCTGAACTTGTAGTAGTCAGCAACGTCCTGCCTTGCATTAGGTGTGCCGTAAAGCTTTCCAAACAGTGGCAGGTCAGATGCAATTTCTCCAGCTCTGATGTCAGACTCACCAGCCAACAGACTGATGGAGTTGTCTACAGACTTAGATACCTTCTCCAAGAATCTACCTGTTCCACCAGTGTAGTACTGGAAAATGTAGGCCGCCACGTCTGGGTCGGCATCAAGCCACCCCGCCTCGAACTCGTTACCGCCTGTAGCCTCGTTGAGGAACTTGGCTGTCTCTCTCAACCACTCAGGTGAACGAGATGCGAGCGACGATGCAGGCAGGTTCTGTCCAGGGAAGTTCTCGTTGTACACAGGTGTACCGAAGTAGCTTTCGTTGATGGCCCACTCCATCCAAGGTCTCAGGAACGTTGGTGTGAATGCCTTGACAGTCTTCTTGGCTACGCTAGATGATTGACCGAATGACACCGGGATGAACGAGTTCACCATGCCTCCGGTCAAGAACATACCCGCGCTACCCGCGCTGCGGATACCCATGGCAACCTCAGCCCCAACAGTACCTGCGTTGTGGAAGATGTTGTAACCGTAAGGGAGTGGGATTATGAAGCGGTCTTTCCCTTCCTCGTCGAACGGGTTCATGAAAATCATGTTGCGCTCCTTGACGTAGTCCGGAATCTTTTCGTAGTGGCTTCTTCCGTCCTCGTCCTCACCAGACATCGCCTCGTTTACGAAGGCCATCAGGAATGCAAACCCTGACATGCCAGCAGCAACCATCTGCGCGGAGTTCAACGTCTTGTAGTATCCTCCACGACCATCAGGCACCTTCTTCAATGTACCCATGGTGCGAACAAACTTGGCTGTACCCTGCACACCTGCGTTGAAGAACAGGTAGATTGCATTGACAACTGAGCCTCCACTGCCACTTCTGTTGAAGTTGATGGTGAGTTCTTTGGCCAAGTATGCCGCTGCTTCTGCATCCACACCAGCCTTACGTGCGGCCACGAACGCCGCGAATCTTACAGCGTTTTCAACAGACTTGTTGACGCCATCAACCAACCGACCTGTAGCCTTGAGTAGGGTCGTGGCTTTGGTCTTGAGGTTTGGATTCTGTGCATTGGTCAGAGTCTCGATGTCGCTCCTGAACTGGTCTGCGTTCTTTTGGTACGGCCAGTCAGTTGTTGCACCTCTCTCTGAAAACTCCTTGTAGTACCTGTACAGTGGGTCTGAAGTGTCCTCAACTCCACCGACGATTGTCTTGCCCAGGAACTTCAGCGCTGGATACACACCCTTCGCTGCGTCCTTAACAATCTTCTCCCCATACGCCTGACCTCCAGCAATCTCCTGCTCTGCCAGCAGTGAGCCCAAACCGAACTGCAAGTCACGGATAAAGTTTTGTCCAACGAAGTCTGGCGACCAGCTGGTGAACGACATAGACATAAACCTTCCAAAGCTGCGAATCATCTGGAACGTTTTCTGAACGTACTTGTGGACACCGTCACCAAGCCTTGTGATATTGTGCTTGTTGACTGCTCTGGCCACAGCTTCACTCTCGAAGCGAATGAAGAAAGTCTCACCATTCACAACAACCTCAACAAAACGTTCATCTCTACGAGCTTCGGACTCAGTCATGCGACCCTTTCTTCCTACGACACCAGGCAGCTTGTCCTTTGGTCCGAAGATTTGGTACATAGATGGGTCAGGGTTTGCAGAAAGCAGGTTGAGCAGGCGGGTGTTTGCCACGTTTTTCTCCCCGGCAAGGACAGTCTGGTATCTTCTTTCAAAGATGTGGTCGAGTGGGTTGCGTGCCTCTGACGTTCTACCCTCAGCTCGGCGGATACCCCTGAAGACACGTGCCTGGTGCATGTTCGCATAACCTACTTCGTTGGCGTCCTCGTCCATAGCAAATCCACTGAGTGGTACATAGCTTGGGTACACGGCCTCGAGCATGTCGATAGTCTGCTGGGTCTCCAGTCCGTACTCTACGATGAGCTGTCGTGTCTCTTTCTGGAAGTCCATGACCATCTGGTATGCTTCACGCATGCCTTCTGAGTCCAATGCTTCCACCAACTCGAGGGCCTCTTGGTCAGTCATACCTGAGAAGTTGCCCCCCTCCATGCGAGCTTCAATCTCCTGAGCCTTGTCTCTTTTGTCTTTGAGTTTCTTCTGAAGCTTACCCTTCTCCTCAACGTCCTCCTCTCTGTTGACTTGCTCCTGCAGCTGTTCAATTTCGCTTCTGATAGCGTTGAGTGAATTGGCCATTCGCTCCGCAATGACAGCGTTACGATTGGGGGCGTGCATGGCGTACAGGAACTGACCAAGCTGGTCGTGCAGAATGCCGTACTTGTTCATGACTCCAGCAAGCTGCTCCATAAACTTGTCTACGCTTTGCAGCCTGCCTGACGCCTTACCATCAATAAGTGCCAGGGCCATCTCGTAGTCTTGCTCACGCATGACACGGCGACCACCACGAGCCTTTTGAATCTCTCTCTGGATTCGCAGTGCCTTGTAGAACTTGTCGTAGAAGAACTCAAGGACATCAAGCATGATTGACTCCATGCGAGACAGGTCCTGCTCTGAACGAACCTTGACCGGGATGCTATCTGAATCTACAAAGTCTGCGACCTCTGAGTCGTAGTTGTCCATGTATTCATTGAGCGCTGGCCCTTGTCTCTTGACAGCGCCCAAGGCTTTCATTCTGTCGTTGAGCAAGAGGTCAGTGCCGAGCTCTCCACCTTTCTCCGTGCGCGTTCTTCCTTGAGAAATACGAGAGTCAGCAAGAGGGATTACATCTTCAAACTCAACGATGCTTTGGTTTAGCAGTGTGTTGTTGAATATGATTGCTTCTTGAGCGAGACCGCCATCCACACCTGACTTTTCAAACCTGTTGTCGTCGAGTCTTTCCATGCTGCCTCCATAGTCAAACTCACGAGATACGTACACACCGTCATATCCTGCCCGGATAACCTGAGTCATGTATGCGCCCTCGATTAGGGCTATTGCAACATCGTACTTCAACTCGTCATTCTCAAAGTCCTTGGGGTCTATTCTTCGCTCAGAAAGCCTGTTGTTGTATGTTCTAAATACATTCCTAACGAAGCCTCCGAGTCCAGGTACCATACCCATTGACCTGCCAGTCATGTGAGACCTTATACCGTTTAGACCAAATGAAGACAGTTGTTCAGCGGAGCTCATCGGGATGTTTACTCCCTCAGCCAGCTTGTACATCTCTTCGTAGATTGACTCTACAAATTCTACTGGGTCCTGAAGTCTGTCAAAGTCATATCTAGGACGCAATTCATCAGTACCTATAACGCGCTCCAGGTCCAAGCCAGAGTACATCAAGAGCACTTGGTATTCAAGGCTAAACAAATCGTACTTGCCCACAAGGCCTACGGGACGCTTTGCTTTACCAGCAGCAATAGCAGCAAGACCGAGGCCTCCTTCTGTTTCCTTAGCAAGAACAGAGTTCAAGAATTTGTCGGCTACCTCCTTGCTTTGAAGGTTGGCAAGGTCTAATCTCTCACCGTCAACAAAGACAAAGTTACCCCCGTAAGACAACGCCTTATCGACGTTGTGGGTCAGGTACACGCCCTTGCCGTACATGCCCGTTGACTCAGTTGCTTTGCGCATAGAGAACTCAGTGAAGTCTGCACTGGTTCCGTGCATGAGGATTCCAGCGTTTACAAGCTTAGGCGTGTTTGATGAAAGCCATGACCGCTCCATCGCCTGAGCCTTCACCCTCTCTCCCGGCTTCTTCTTTGTGATGAACTGTTCGTCAACGTCTTGCTGCTCCTCTGCCCTAGACACTCTGTCGATGGCCATGTTAAGCGCCTCCATATAGTCGTCAAGGCGTGCGCCATCACCAGGCTTGGCATTCTTCGCGGCTGCGGGGTCGTGAGCCATGAACACTAGGTCCGGCTTATCCTTCAGCAAAGACGTCTCTGCGTCCCATCCCTTAGGAGCAAGCTCCACGTTAAATGGAATCCTAGCGACAGGCACAAATCCTTCCTTAATGTTGTTGCCTTCGAGGTAGGTTGCAAAGCACTCAAGGTGTGTACCCCCAAGCTCTACACGCTTACCAAGAAGAGCCGCTTGAACACCTCTACCAACACCCTCTGGATTCTTACTGAGACCTCCGATGTATCCGTCAGCGGTTACGTAACCTATTGCATTGACACCCAGCGCGTTAGCGGTTACGAACTTAGCACCCTCATCAAAGAGCTTGCTCACTTCCTCTTCTGACAATTCTGTGACTTGGTTTTCAGCACCCGTAGTCATACGAACGTGAGCATCTGTATTGGCCTTGTAGCGGCCTGACAGGTTGCGCCACATGCCGTACTTGTCCTTCTCACTGATAACCCTGATGTCTGCCTCACCGATTCGGCTACCCTGAGGTGTGTACCCACCGAACTCATCTGGAGTCACAGGAGCCCACATGTCTACGCGAGCTGTGTTTCTCCACTTTACAACGATACCGTCGAAGCCGAGCTTTCTCGCTTCGTATCCAATCCACTCTGCCTGCCTATTGCCATCGAACGCAATGCTATGCTTCTTCTGGAACTCAGCCTTCGCAGTATCGTACAGGTTAAGTGGGTCCTTGAACAGGTCGTAAAGCATCTGAGGCGGAATGGTTACGTCGTACGTTCTACCCAGCACCATGCGCTCACGGTCTTCTGGCCTCACGTAGAACATAGAAACCTTGTCCCCTCTCTTGTCCTTGGTGTACGGCTGCTGTCCAAAGCGGCGTGGGTCAATGAAGTTGCCCTCAAGATTTTCTGGCCCCACATGGAACAGCCTCACGTTGCCTTTGCTGTCATAACGCAGGAACTCATTCGCCCAGTCTCCAAGCACACTTGGCTCCTCGATTCTCTGAGCATGCGCCCTGCTATCCTGACTGTCGTCGGATGTCAGCTCGCTCAATGCTTGCGCTATTGCCCTCCTGTGGCGTCGTACCTCCAGCTTGGCCCGAAGAGCTTCAAGCCCTGGGGTCAACACAATGTTGTCGGCTGCATCAAATGCTAGGAGAATGTTCTCTTGTGCCCCGCCTTCACCATCCCTAAAAGCATTTGCCGCATCCCTAATCGCAACAGCGATGTCCTGTGTCAGGGGCGTACCAGTAACTCTGATGTTTCTCTCCTTGAGTGCCTGGTTCAAGAACTGCAAAAACGAACTGACGATACCCTTCTGGAACTTGATGTCGATAGCGCCGTCGGCAAGGTCGCCAAACACCTCAGCCAAGAACTCCTCGGCCAACAGCGCGTCATTAAATGCGTCGTTGGGGTCCTTGTACATTCCAACAAACCTCCCGTATCTCTCCAACAGCTCTGGACTCATGCCCTTTCTAATTACAGAGGCAAGTCTAATCATGGCAGCCCCTCTGTCAACGCCGCTCTTCTGCATCATCCGGAACACCATCTGGTGGAATCCCTCGTGGTAAGCAGTGTTAGACTTTAACGCAGGGGCGTACAATACAATCTTACCTCCATCTGTAGGAATATGGATACCCAAGCTGACACTGTATCCATCTGGATTCTTGGCATCGCGTGTCTCCTTCTTCCACTGCGTGAGGCTGTCGACAAGCACCACCTCTGCGTCAGGGTTATCCGCAATGACAGCTTTAGCCATTCCAAACGCGCTTACAATACCGTCTCTAATCTGTTCTGCAGTAGCAAATCGTGTGCCCTTAATCTCCCCAGAGAGTAGGCGCTGAAGAACAACCTCTACGTTTTCTGCTGTAAGCTTGATGCTCCCCTTCTTGATACCCTTGACGCCCAAAGCTGAAAATAACCCCTCAAATCCTTTGTCCACGTTGAGCACTTCATTCACCATGCGCTCAACCTCAGCACGATTTCTTTGCTCTCTCTCTACGTCGACGTCAAATCCAGAATCAGCAGAGCCATACTTGTTTTCAATCTCGAGCTTCTCTTGCATGAGAGACCTGATGTCAGCCTCAGCGGCGGTCCTTCTCTGGGCTTCTGCAGACGTAAGCTGATTGAGCTCAGCCTCCATGACTCTTCTTTGCTCTGGAGACTCAGCACGACGGATTCTATTCCTTAGCGCAGAAAGGCTGGTGACCGCTTGTCTTGAAGCCCTGCGAACATTGCTGATTCTTTGGTTGAGTTCGACCAGTCGGTTCTGGTCCTCCTCCGTCATGTTCTGATAGAACTCAATATCCTTTCTTGAGAGACTGTTGGCGTCGTCATGAAGCTTGGTGAACCTAGCATTCAACTCTTTCTTCTCCTCAGCTGTAGTATTGGAGTCTGCAAGCTTGGTGCGAATCTCCTCCATTTCAGTCTGGATTTTGATTCGGTCAAACATGGTGAACTTAGACCCGATAGCACTGCCGCCTCTGCTAAGCACAAACGGAATAGAAGACACCCCACCACCAAGAACACCTGCGTAAATGCTGTCAAATATCTCTGACCTGTTGTAGTACTCCGCCTTTGCTTCTTCTGCGGTCATGCGACCCTGGCCCACCTCGTTTACAGCTCTGGTATACTGAGACAGTCCTGTAATCAATCCTTCCTCGGCGCCCTCACCTAAAACGTCTAGAATTTTAATACCAGCATCTGTCTTCGCAAACGCCTGTACGGCTTCTCTAGCCGCTCGTAAAGACTCTCTGGACCCACCCTTTACAAACGCCTCTGCAACCTCCTCAGAAGCCTTTGTAACGATTGCTGCCTGCTTTGTTTGAAGCCCAGCAAATAGAAGAGAAATGCCAGCCTCAATAGACCCTTCTTTCCCCGCCATCTCTAGCGCTTCAATTCCTGTCACCTCTGGCCGTGATGCGTATTCCCCCGCTGCTTGGTCTGCCGTCTGAACGCCAAAAGCCAAACTCATGGCTAACGCTCCGCCTTGTGGCCCGGCAACAAGAGAACCTACAGTAGCAGCTCCCATACCTTTCGCCATGTCCGGAGCAATGTCGAAAATCAAACCAACAGTCTTGTACCCGAAGAGCTTGTAGTCTCCCTCAAACAAACTTTCAATAGCTCCCTTATTAAGGTCTTCTTCGCTCATAACCTTCTGGTCAATAAGCTTAGATGTCACATCCCTGAAGGATTGAATCTCTGCAAAGTCTTTTGCATAGTACTCACCAACCTTCTGCTTCTTTTCTCGAAGCTCCTCCAGCTCCTTCTTCTTTGACTCCCACCAATCCCTGTTGAGCTTAAAAGCTTTCATCCCCTGCTCAATCAATGCCTTACGTCCTGCATCAGAGTTAGGCCCTGACAGTGGCATTTGCCTGGTGGAGATTTCATCGCCCAGGTCTCCAGCCAGGTCAGACGTGTCTCCCTTGTAGACCATACGTCCAATCTGGATAAGCTCATCCTCAGACGGAGCTCTCCCGTACATACCGAGGACTGTGTCAATATCCTTCAGGTCTTCGTCAAGAAGCTCTACGCTGGCTTTGGCTCTAGCAAACTTACCTCCGCTACCCCACTCCCCCATTTTTGTGTTCCAGGAGTTGCTCCACTTTTTTGCCGCCCAGCTGCCGTCTTCCTGAAAACTTTGAGCTGCGTCAATCTCGCCTCGCATTGTGCCGACTTTGACCTGCAAGTCCATTTCAGTAAGGCCGGACATGCCCATGAATGCTTCCGCAAACTGTCGGCGCATACGGGTCTCAGCTGTGTACTGCACAAAGTCCTCGAGGTCCATCGCCTCCACAGTGGCCCTTCTCTTTTTAGGGAGCTCTTGGGTGTATTGCTCCTTCAGGTCCATCAAAGCGTTGACATCAAGCCCGTCGGTATTCAACGCTTGAGCGTTCAAGAACACATTTGTGACATCGTCTTCAATGAGAACTAGGCCCTTAGCCGCGTCTGCAGCTTTTGCCCGGTACTCCTCGTCGTATTGCAGGGCCGCGTTTGCCTTCTCCTGGTCCAGGAAGTAAGACTCCCCTTCAGCAATACGTGAAAGCTTTTCTTTCTCCAGCTCAGGCATCTCAAGGAGACCTCCAGCAATGATTCCCTCAAACATAGAGTCCGGGTCATCTTGCTGTAGAGACGTAATCTTACTGAAGTACTCTTCTAAATCCTGAGGGGCAGTTGGCATCTTGGACCAACCCTGCTCCTCTGCAAGTTGGTCTACTGCTTGTTGCTGTGCCTTCTCCGGTCTAATACCGGGTGCCTGCATGTAAGATGGTTGGGTCTCAACACCCACCTCCAAGCCCATAGCGAGCTCGGCGAAGTCAGGCTCAGTTACTTGAGAAGCCGAATCTCCAGGAACGTCCTGCTGTGGTGGAACCGTAGGAGAGGTAGACTCCGTAGAAACCGTTTCCAAAGGAGAGACCAACTCCGAAGTATCGTCTTTTTTTTTTACACCAATCAAGGTGTTGAACTCATCAAAGCTTTTGTTATAGCCTGTCTGAGAGAACAGGTTGTAGACATCTTGAAGAGCTTGGTCATTACTGTTAATCAAGTTGACAAACTCGTCAAACGAATTGTTGTACCCTTCCTGCTGGAACAGAGTATAAGCGTCCTGTAGTGCCTGTTCGTTCATTCTGTAAAAATACTAAATTAGTTGTACTTCGACCCCACACCTGCGCTCGGGGCTGGAGTGGGAGATGGGGATGACCCTTGGAACAGTGAACCTCCAAGCTCTCTGTCAATAGCAGACATCAAAGCAGGTTCCTGACTCATAAGAGAAGTTAAGATTTCCTCAAACCCAGGTACGTCTTGCGGTGTCCCTCCCAAGAAAATGTCTGCACGCATGTACTTGTTGTCCCTGTCGATGATGAATCCTTCCTTGGACTTCTTAATGTTTGTCCTGGCGTTTGTGTACGAGTCAATGTCTGATTCTATTTCTGACAGTTGAGACTTAAGGGAGGTTTTTTCAGCAACAGAAGTAGTGCCTGAAAGCTGCCTAGACACTCTGTCAGCGCGGCGGTTTAGTGCAGAAATTTGGTCTGTGTAAGAAGAAGCAATATCGTTTTTCATCGCATTAGACTCAATCACAAATGCAAATGGGTTGCCCTGCTCGTCGTACTGGATGTTTGTAATCTTAGCAGACTCATCCTTGTACCTCAAGTTCAAAGGCTTATTTCGGAAGTTCATGCGCTCACCCTTGACCTTATTGCCCTCGGCATCAGTTACTTCTCCTTCTTCTGTAAATAGTGTTACCTCTTGAGTCACTGGAAGAATGTCTCCCTTCTTAAATCCAGAACCAAAGCTTAAGCTACTGCCTTTAGGGTCAGGCTGCACCTGAGACTTCAGCTTGTACAGCGTCTGGTTGGCAAGGTTCTCGATGTGGAAGCCCAAAGCATTCTGTCTGTTCTTGATTGCTGCAGCCGTGTTAGGGTTCAGGTCTCCAGAACTAATCGCTTCGTCAGGGTTCATGAAGCTAACCTTGTACTCACCCGGAGAGTTCTCGTCCTCTCCTGGGACAAAGCTAAGACTCCAGTCTGTCAAAAACTTGTTGTCTTTGCTTGTGTAGAGCTCTGTTCCGCCGAAGTCTGCGTCCGCCTTGAGCATCCCCTCGACAGTCAGATTCTCCACGTTTTGGCTGAAGGCGCCGTACTCCTGTGATATAGCATCTACCACTGCAGCTGACTCTGACAGCATACTAGTTCTAAAGCGCTGCTCCACCTGCGCCCCCACAGCTACAGCATCAATACCCTTCTTTCTCTCACCCTCCATAAGGAAGATGTCGGCACTGCCCTGCAACTGTTGCGAGTACTCGTCTGACTTAGGTGCGAACATAAAGTCTGTACCTGGAGCCTTGCGTGTTGCGATGAAGTTTCTTCCATTTTGCCCGAATACGCTCTCGTTGTAGAACGTAGACTGAGACCAATCTACTGGTTCTCCGTCGGCCCCAGGCACCATAATCCTGCCGTTCTGTACTTGGAATGGAATCTCCTTGTTAAATTCTTGAGCGTCAATCAAAGCTCCAGCCCGGTTGTCAATCAGCGTCTTATCCAGTTCACCCTTGTTGAGGGCGTTAACTTCTTTTTGGTACTCCGCAGTAATAGCTGTTGCATTCTCCTTGATTACAGAGTATTGAGAGTAGGCTTGTTCAGCCTTCTGCTTGTTCTCGGCATTGGGGTCAGAAATTGCTGCTGTCCTTGCATCAAACCAAACGTCGTACGCTCCCTGAAGTAGGCCATTATGCCTGTCCATAACCTTGGTGCGATTCTCAAAAGCTTGGATTCCCTCCTTTGCTTTTGTGTTTGCATCCTTCTTGGCTTTGTCCTGGGCGGCCAAATACTTTTGCGTGGTACTATCATACGCCGCACCGAGAGCAGCATAGTCTTGTGGTGCGAGAACAAAATCTGTCTTGTTCTCGTAGTATCCTCCTCTCTGGAAGTTTCTCTTACTTACCTTCATGCTTGGCTGCGTCTTTATGGAATCTATTCAATGTCTTGCGTACAAACTTGTGAAGCTCAGTGTTTCCGCCGTTAGCCTCCTTCATCATCTTCTTAGCCTGCGTTGGGTTGAAGATGTACTCGCCTCCGGTCATCTCTCCAATCTTAGCACCATCTTGTACTATGTCGATAGGGTTGCTGTCGTGAGAAAACTCACCGGGCGTAACCTTGGCACCCTGCTCTGCTCCAAACGTAAGGGCTGTACGAGCAAGGCCTGCAGTAGTCCCCACAATACCCTGACTAATTTGCTGTCTTGCGTATGCTTCTCTCGCTTGCTCACCTTTGAGCTCGTCGTAGGCGATACCAATGTCGAACGTAGCACGCTGCTCTCTTCTCTGAATCTCTCGCTCTCTGGCCTGGGCAAGGGAGCCGAGTGCTTGAGTTTGCAGACGTTGCTGCTGAAGAACCTCCTGCTGTTGAGCTCTCTGTGCCTGAGCTGCTGCAGCCAGGTTAGTGCCCAGCCCCCGAGCGCCGTACTGCTGCGCTGCAGCTACGTTAGTTGCTAGTCCTCTGTTTATGTCTTCAGTACGCATAGCCAGCAAGCGCTGGTCGTACGCCTCCTTCTGCATGTCATAAAACTCTGCAGGAGTACTAAGTCCTGGACGTGTAGCGTAGGCTGCGTCAACACCCGCCTCTGCACCTGCGATGTCCACATCCTTCAAAGCGCGAGCACCCTGAGTGATATTCATGATTCCGCCTGCAATCTGACCAATACCACTTGCTGCGCCAGCGATAGTGTCCATACCTCCAACCCTATTCGACTTTGTTGAAGCCGCTGCGGCGGCGGCGTCAGCCGGAGTTTCTGTTACCGCTGCACCTATCTCTGATTCGCCAAAGCCCAAAGGAATGTCTGCCTCTTCTGCCAGGGGGATTTCCTGAATGCCCTGAAGTGTTTCGTACTCTCCAGGGATGTCTGCCCTTGTTGGCCCGGCCACGCCTGTTAACCCAGGGGTAACACCCATCGTCGGTGCACCTAAAGAAGCATACCCAAACTGAGCGCCAGCGGGAGCATTTACAGGTGCTCCTGGAACCACAGGAAGGTCTCGACCAAAGTCAATACCTCCGGGGTTGGGATACATTGAAGGAGAGCCTATTACGCCTGGAGCCATTACATCAGCGGGGTCGGTATACGGACCTGCAATTCTTGGTGACATGTTATAGCCGTAATCAGAAGCCACATCGGCTCTTTGATAGGCAAGGTACTCTGGTGTGCCTGGTGTATATGGATTCCCGTTCATCTGTTGCAAATTTAGTTAACTCTGTCGTTATGAAGACGAGACCTCTCGAAGATAGCGTTGATAGCGTACAGCTCGTTTCTGGTGCTCGTGTTTGTATTGGTGAGTCTAATCTTCAGGTAGTAGTCACGGAGGTGGTCACCAGTAATAAAACCGCTGTCGATTGCTGACCTGGCAATCAGAACGTCACTCGCTGAAATACCTGTCGTAGAGCTCACAATCAAAGTGTTTCTGCTGTCGACGCTACTTACGGTTCGGGTTGTGTCAGTGCCGTCGCTTTTGAAAATCTTGTCACCTATGTTGAAAGGTATATTGTTGACTCTACCTACAAATGTGATTTTGTTATTTCCTGCATCCACTGAAGCCACCTTGCCCAAAACAATTTCATCAAGATGGCTAGTGCTGCTAGTGTCACCAGGCATGTCGCAATACAGCATTCCTTCACGGAACCCATCGCCTGCTCTAACGTTACCATCGATGGCCTGGTCCTTCCACATGTTCGCGGTAATCGAGGACGCCTGCTCCCTATTGCTCAAAGCTGCTGTCCACACAGAGTCACCCTCAAGACTCAAGGCTTTGTACAGCTTCACCATTGAGGGGTTAATCTTAGAAATAACCTCAACAATCACATTGTTAGATACCCCGTAAAAACTTGCTATTGAAGCACTTGGGCTGTGCAGCCAAGGGACTCCGTTCTTAAAGGTGACCATGTTCTCGAAGCACGGAGCAATGCCATCAGGGACAAAGTCGTACTTCGTGGTCCACACGCCTTGCTTGTAGTTGTAAGCAATGTTGTTGTCAATAGACGAAGTTGTAGCGCTCTTTTCAATCTGAACGTCAGAGCCACCGCCTCTACCTGAAGAGCCACCTTCATCAAGTGTGCCCAAGGACTGTTTACCCTGAGCTCGAGTCATCTTGGCAAAGAAGTCATTTCTTTGGTTCGTGACAAGCAGGTCTGATGTACTCTTGTCAAAAGGCACGGTGGAATCAATGAAACCAAGCTCTGTGGGGCTGTCGGTGTAAACCACGCCCTTGCCTGCCTCTTCCCACTCCAGCAGGTGACCGTTCCACGTTTGACTTTCGTTAACAATATCCAACGCACTGCCCGCAGTTTCATACACAAGCTTGAGTCCAGAGAGGTCAAACTTAGTATTGTCGCTCTTGGACATGGGCAACGTACGTCCCCGTACACTTCCGCCTGAGCTAATGGTTCTTCTAACAAAGGTCTGGAAAGAACAGATAAGCTCGTCTTGGTCTGGGTGAATGCCAAGAATTGCACCGTTGACATTGTTACTGCTCTGTACGGTAGCCAGCTTCTCCGCAAAAAAGTTGCTGACTTTAGCGTCACTGATGACCCTGAGCTGCCCGCCGGATACAGCACACACTACGCCTCTTTCTACATCGGTAAAGTAGACGATACCATCGTACTCTGTAATCCCGCGAGAGAACATACCTGGACCATATTCAGAAGGCAGGTAGGTTTCTGTGCCCATGACGTTTTGAGATGTGATGAGCATACCACCTTCAGCTGTTTGGATGTAGTCTCTGCTGATAGGTGTTCTTGACACCTTTCTTTGCTGAAGGACCATGATAGATGAGCCCTCGTCATACATCTTCGCAATAGCTCCATTCCTTAGGGAGTAATCCTTGAATGGGAACAGCGAAGGGTTGAAGCTAGACAGCGCGAGCAACTCTCCGTCAGAAGCATACACGTCACTGTAGGTCACTGAAGACCCTCTTTCGCTGGTGCGGAAGTCCGGATTAAAAACGTGAGGTCTGCCGTAGTGATAGTTTCTTGTAACAGTAGTTGGCAAGAAATCGTTAAACCCTGGGTCCTCGATGTTCGTAAGCCTGTAGTTCGACGAGGTGCTTGACGACAAGTCTGATGGGTCATAACCAGCAGCGGTTGTGTAGGCAGAAGCCCTCATGTCTCTCTTGCGGAAGTAAGTGTCGCCCTGATTGCCCAGGTGCACAGCTTTAGCATTAGGCTTGCTAAAGGTGCAGAAAGCAGACGCTGTTGTGACCTCGCCGTAGGTAGGCGTGCTACCTGTAAATCCATTTAAGGGTTGTCCGCTATTAGGAGTTACCCTATATCTGTAGTAAGTGAATCCACCAGAAGAAGTGGACTGGTAGAACTCTCCAAGAATCCTTACCACCGTATGCGAGGTGAAGCCTGAACTAAAGCTCGCACCCGACTCAAAACCGCCCACACCAAAGAACTGCTCTAGGTCGTCTCCAGAGCTTACGTTTCCTGGAAAGCTAGACGGCAATATGGTGTCTCCTGCAAAGAGGCGTTGCTTAGTTTGAATTATTCCAGGTTCAACAAACGCGACTGGCCCGTTGGTTGCGTCAGCGGTATAGACGGAGTCAAGCCTTGAATCATCGTTTACCGGGTAGGACTCACCAATCTCGTAGTAGACAACCTCATCCTTGTCTGGCTGAATCTTTGGCCTAAGGATTTCTACAACGACGTTGTCGCTCCAGTTGTTTCTTTCACTAGCTTCACCATCAGAACGGCGCACGTCTTGAGCTCTGAAGCCTCCGAAACGGGAGTTGTCCTTAATAATAAGCATCCACCCAGAGCGCCTGTACTCTCCGTCACTGGTGAAGTTTCCGTCCTCTCCATTAGGGAGAACGAGTACATTCTTGTCTGAGTTATTTTCAAAGTACTTGTAGTCAATGATTTCAAAGAAAAACTCATTGGGGAATACGATGTCTGGTCCTTCTCCATCACCAGCAGAGTAGCTTACAATACGGAGCTTATCTCCGGGGCGGAACTCGTAGTTTAACTTGGCACTCTTGGACTCTTTGTACGAATCTACTTTGCCTTCAAAGAATCTGAATGGAATGTACAAAGCATTGCTCACGATACCTGCTGACTCAGCAGCCGCAAGACTCGGGAAGTTGGTTTGGGCTGTAGCGTCTGTGCCTTGCGCATCGCTAGATTCCAATGTTTCCTCCAGGTTTTCGCCGTCATCGAATGATGGGTCACGAATAACAACCTTGGTCATGTCAGCAACAAGCGCCTCGGGTACGCTGTGGGTCAGCGTGGACTCGTAGAGAGAGTTTCCTGGGTATACAATTTGGTACCTCTCAGCCCAAGTCGGGATGTAAGAGTCATCAAATACAACATCAATATCGTAGGGTACTAGTTGTTGAACTTCGTTACCCACCACAGAGGTAGGCGTACCACTGAATGGGACATACGATTCTGGCAACAAGTTGACAGACGAACTCCTGTTTCTGTGGTCATAGAATACGACGCCAAGTGGGTGGTGAGACCCTGAACGAAATGTCATGCGATTGTCACCAACATCACTTCCTAGAACACCTCCGCCTGTGGATACGGTAATCTCCGTAGTGCTTGACTCGCTGCCCCAGTTGAGGCAGAATGTTCTGTACAAATCTCCCGCTCCAGTTGCGCTGTCGTCACCGTCAATGCCGCTCTGACCTTCTTGCAAACTAAAGCTAACAGGTCCGCCTGAGATGGTCTGCCTGTTTCTCTCACCCGGGATGCCTATGTCTTGAGATAAAAGTGCAACGTCCCTGTCGGTAACCATGGGGCCATTATGAGCTACTGTATGGTACTCAAAATATGCTGAACGACCCACATACTCAACCACAATCTTAGCTCCCTGCTCAAGGACTGTCGGCTGCTTGGGCTTGAGCTTAATGTAAGAAGGAGATTGAGAGCCCAGCCCCTTAAAGTAATATCTGCTGTTTGCGCTATCCGACCTCTCGTCCAGAAGCGCTCCGCCCCCGACAGTAGTGTATTGAAAGAAGTTCCCGTGAGCCGTTCCTCCGCCGTTTCCACTTATATCAATCTCGGTTTGGTCCTCGTAGATTGCGTCTCTAATTTTTTGAGCAATGGTCTCACGAGTATCTGCACTCTGTACGTTTATCCCGACAGAGATGTTTGATTGCCCATTAAAGTCTTCAGAATCTCCTACATAGCAAACACTTGCTACCCGAAAAATATGAGCATTTGAGCCCGAGGCACTTGTGTTTTCTCCATAAGAATCTCCTCCTGCCAGAAAATCTACGTCGACGTCTCTGGTTGGGTTTAGTGCGTTAAATACACCATACGCTGGCTTGTACTTTATTTGCTTCCTCAATGCCCCCTCTCTTTCAGGCTTTGTTGGAACAATGTACGTCCTCCCGTAGTGAACGGTGTAGTTCAGATTGAGGTCAACTGGCACTCCAAAACCTTCAGTCGGTATAGAAGACAGGTCAATCTCTACAGATAGAGGTTGAACAGAGGAGTTTCCGATTCTTCCAGAATGCTCTCCGCTCTCAATGTTAGTGTCTCCATCAGACGTAATGTGCCACTTAGGGTGTCCATAAACATCCTCTGCAACACCGTGCGCCCACTGAGACTGGTAGCCGTAGTATCCATGACCGCCAAAGTAGTCCAAGGAAGTCCCGTTGACGTTTGGTGAGAAGTGAATAAGGTTAGATTCACTAGAGCTGCCTGCAGTGATGTTCTCGCTGAACGCAGTACCAGACTCCGTCTCATTTCCACTTAAGCTCGTAGTGACTGTGTACTGCCCCTCTGCCGCAGTGAAGCTTCCTGTAGCAATACCAGAAGTGACGGGGAATGATTGAGTTCTAAGCTCAGCGCTTTTGTCAATCGTTTCCGGCCATTTAGGAATATCAAATCCATCGACGTAGTTGCCGAAGAACAATCTGTTGTCAGAGATGCAAAGAGCCTTAGCCTTCAGTGGCACAGCGTCGTAAAGCTTGTTGACCTCCTGGTCAGCAACAAACCTATACGCTAGAGCATTTGTGAAGTTCGTCGTTACATCGGGCTGCTCTTGGTTTGTTCTTATTTCATCGAACACCACAAAGGAGCCAGAGTTTCCAGCCCTTGCCAAGAAACGAACTGCCTTCACATCGCCATCAAGAAGGTCGTTAGCTGAGCTGTCAGTCGCCTTGGTAAGTACTACGTCGATTGAATCAAAGGTAGTAGAGTACAAGTCCGACATCGTGCCGTCCACATTGAAGTGGTCGTCAGAGTAAGTCAGTTTGGAGTACGGGCCGATGGCAGAAACCTCACCGTCTACGTAAACGTACTGACATGCGAACTGAAACGCGCGGTCAATGACTCTATTGTTGGCGCTTCCTTCAGAAGATGTAATAAAGCTAAAGGTGGGCGGAATGACAGGCGGCCTCTTGCAGACAGTGATGTAGTTGCTCACCGCTGTATCCGTGGAGTCGTTGGCCAGCTCCTCGTACCTTCCTGTGAGGAATCTTGTTACGTTAATCTTTTTTGGCTCACTGTGACCGTCTGTAAAGTACAGCAACGTCTCTCCCTTACCTGTCTTTACAACTTCACCCTGAACGTGAGAGTTCTCAAAAAACTCAAGAGCATCATTCTGAAAAATTTTAACATATACATTGTTCTCGGACATGTACATGTAGACGCCGTGCGCATTGCCAGAGTTGAACAAGAAAAAGAATACCACACCCTCTGCATCAAAGCTTACTGTGCCAAGGATGCTGTTGTTTCCGCTAGACGGTACAGTGTCGGCAGTTGTTGCGGGACTTACCTGAGCGTTGCCAAAGGCCTGCTTAACCACCCCAGCATTGTTGTCATCATCTGTAGAGATGTGAACGTTTTTCGCGTCCGTCATCTCCATAGACTTCACCAGGCGTTCATCGTCATCTAGATTTAGATAACGAGGTATGAGCTTGTCAATAGCCATCAGTACTTAGGAGCTTGCTTGAAGTTCTTGCGAATCACGCGGAAGGCCTCATCTTTGTTGAATGTCTTAATACGTGCGTTGGCCTTGCGTCTTTCGTTGTAGTATTCTTGTCTAGCTCTTGCTTTTTCAGACATAGGCACACCGCGCTTACGCTCGATGATTTTGTAGTACATGTAAGACCGCAAAGCCTCCTCAGCTTCTACGGGCACTTGCTTGTTCTTGGCTCTTGCCTCATCTGCTACATACTCCACCACAATGACACCGCTGACACCTGAGTCAGTTTCCAACCTGTTCTGGTCTCTGTTCAGCCTGTACTCACCTGCGTAGATACCCCCACCCAATCCGTAAGTTCTTCCTGTGGCCTGGTTGTATGCGTAGTTGTTAAAGATAAGCGCCTCAGTCTCCCCAAGGATACCGCCACCTGAACCAGTAGTGTCGTCAACTCTGTCGAAGAATCCGTCACTGTCGCTGTCAACGGGGTCGGTGACATTGGTGTATGCCTGAGACATGTTCAGGTTGACGTTGTGGGCAAGAGGGTACACCATACCATCAGAGCCTGCAAGTCCTACCCGCGTGATGCTTGCAAAGTCATCGGGCAAGGTGTATGTGCCGTTTGACTCTGGTGTAATCTTGAGCGAGCGAACCTTACCAGAGATGTCAAAGCCAAACTCACGGATTCCGCGAAGGGCTGCTTGGCGCAAGAAGGTGCGTGTTACATTGCTTGCATAATCATCGCCCTCAACAGATATGAGGAAGTCGTTGATGATGTCATCTATGTCTACTAGGTTGTGTGCCATCTCTTACTGTCTTTTTTCTTTCACGTCCTCTTGGGCTGCGTGTTGGTAAACCTCCCTGTCTTTCAGGTTTACTCCGATGAGCATAGCTATCTCAATTACCAGGTCCATCACGTAGTGGTCTGGCAATTCAAAATCAATACTGTTTGTGTCATCATACACCTCCTTGTTGTTGGTGGCAGTAAACACAAACTTGGGGAACGATGCACTCAAAGCTCCCGCTGTGGTGAGCCCCTCGGGGTTCTTGTAGTACATCATCTCAATCAACAGTCGGTCTGCTACCCCAGAGCTACCGTCACCATCTGTATCATCGTTTAGCGGAAGACTGTCAGGGTACACCTCCATGGTCAACCCTGTTATGTAGCATGCCGGGAAAGATGTTGTAGGCCTAGACAAAGTACTAGACAAAATAGCTTGAAGCTTATTTGCGTCGTCAATAATCTCAATAGGGATGTGCTCACTATTTTTGGTTGCAGTGCCTGCCACCCCGCTTACAGTATAATTAACCCTTCTTGGCAGATAGTTTACCTCAATAACCCTATTGAAGTTTGTTGGAAGGCTGAGGTTAGAGCTTCGTCTAGGATACGTTGAGTCAGTTGTAGCAACCAAGTCTACCCTGGTAGCAAACCTCGAGAGGTCTTGCTTCAATCCACGGACGCGAGACTCTGACAGCCCCGGGTCTGTGCCGCGAAGGCGTGCAGCCATAGCTCGCTCCAGCTCCATCCAGATGTTATTGTAAACCTTCTGTTGTGCTGTGCCTGCAAACTGGTTGAAGACGGCAGGGGTGACGAAACCTCTCTCGTCTTTGTTTGCTAATCCCTGAAGTGTTGTATAGACCTCTCTTACGCTGGCCATGGTGTTGATATTACTATCAGCAAATATAAACAAAAAAGGGCCGCCCTAAGGCAGCCCCTTGTTGGAGTGGTGCAGGATTAGGCAATCTCGCTGAGCTGCCTTTCAATTTCAGTAAGTACACCAGCACCTTTATCGGTGAGACAGAAGCGGGTCAATACGTCCACTTCGTCCTGTCCGACAGGCACACCGACGATTACGGCGCCGCTGTCGAACCATGTGATAGCCCCTCCCTTGTATCGCACAATCTGGAAGTCGAACCCTTGCATCACAGACACACGAGTCTGAACGATTGGGTTGTCAAACATCTCGATGAACTCTTGTGGCTTGCGCTTTGCAGCCTGAACGAGCTCGCGCTTAATGGCCAGGTTCTCTTGGTCCGTATTGATGTTAAGGCTGATGGCCACAGGTAGAAGCTCCTCAATAGAACGAGACTTAATCATCTGAATAGCATCGGTGACGAGGAAGTCCATATCAATGTTCTCTTGAACCTTTTCCTCAACGTCATTGATTCTAAATGTGTTGCCTCCGTTTGCGTAGTTCTCAGGGTGCTTATCCAAAAACTCGATGAGGTTTGGCTTGGTGTAAGGCACAGAAAGAACATTACGGCGGAACACAACTTGGCTGCGTGTAGCGGCCTCGGACTGTTCATCCACAAAGATTGAAGGCTCACCCGCGCAGTATCTAATCTGGCGAATGCGTCCTTGCTCTTCGTCATAGATGTTGACTTTGCTGTTAGCCAGCTTGAGATAGATACCCCCCATGTTGGAGAAGTAAAACTTATCTGATTTTGATTTGTCCTTGATGTCTCGCTTAATGGTGGGGCGAGCTGGACGTGGTGCCGATGGGATAGCATCGACAATTTCCTGTGTTTCAACAACAGGCTTTGCCGCAGCCTTAGGCGCGGACTTCTTAGCGGGTTTCCGCTGGATAGTTTCTGTAGACATGATTAAAAGAAATTAAAGTCAAACGAGTAGTAAGCGGGAGGAGGCCTTTCCCCCTCCCCTTACCGTAGGTTAATCAGCTATTAGCTGAAGGAGGTAGCCAAAGTGCCGCTACCCAGGATTGAACCTGTTGCGTAAACTTTAGCAACTTCACCGTAGTACAACCTGATACGTCCTCCCTCGAGACCACCCTTGGTGGTGGCGTTCAAGGTGATAATGGTATCAGTGCCGTCAGAGTGGAACTGAACGGTTGAGCCGTCGGCTTTTGAAAGCGTCAAGCAACCCTTGTAGTCATCAGCTGCATTCAACGTAATAGTAGCCACGTTGGAACTCGTCTGGCTTGTTCCGACAACGAAGTCGTAGAACTGACCAACTGCCGCAGCATCACACTGAGGCATGGTAATAGCGCATCCGTCTCTGTCAAGCACCACCAAGCTTCCAGACTCTGAGTCGAGCAGAGTTCTAGTAGCAGTAGCGACATTGATGACTTTTTGCTCATTCACAACAGGCGTGCCGTCCAACGACGCGGCGACATCTGAAACGTCAGAGAGGCCAGCAAAGTCTAGGTTAGGAACGTCAAGAATGACTGTACGCTCACTTCTGATGAGGTCCGACATTCCACGGGCGACTACGTGCTCTGTACCTGCAGCGCAAGTCAATGCGATAGAATCACGGGTTGGTGTATCCCCCGAATCTACTGTGGCAAAGTTTGCAGTCACCAGTTCGGCGGCGACGTTCATAGACTCAAACGCGGTTGGGTTAAAGATTGCCCCTGCGTTAGAGGCAGTTTTTACGATAATCATAGTTTCTTAGTGTTTAATGGTTAATGATTAGGCCTTAATCAACACGTGTTGGTTAGCAGCACGAGTCACCAATGCACACTCAGAACGGTAGTTGAACTTGGCAACATCCTTGGTATCGTTACGGAAACCGAGAATAGAACCAGTCACCCAGTGCTCCAACTCACGAGAGTATCCACCTGCAGCCTTGTAGTTCAACTCCAAAGCAGGAGAGCGGTCACCAGTAGTTGGGTCAGTGACGGTAGCCAATGGGCACATCACACCAGCAACGAGCTTAGATTGGACGTCTGCGTCAGCACCCAAGAGAGTTGGGTCGTTCAGCAACTTCCAGCTGTGCTTGTGGAATGTGTATCCACCGCGAGAGAATGAGGAGAATCCGAGCTGCACGGCCATGTCTGGTGAGTTCTGGAAGGCACCGTAAGAAGCGGTGACACCAGCAATACCAGCCTTAGAGGAACCACCACCCTGAGCGACCATGTCGTCGAGGCGCAAGTTCTGTGCAGTGTTAGCGTAGATAGCGTACTCAGGAGCAGAACCCTGCTTGTCGAACTCAATGATGAGGTCGTCCAAGTCAGCGAAGCCACCGTCGTTACCGAGCAAGCCTGAAGTAACCAAGCCACGGTCTTCGAGAGCAGTGATGTAGCCCTCGTTACCGCTCATTGACAAGTTAGTTTGGTCTGCCACTTCTTGTCCAAACAAGAGAGTCATCTCGCGCTTGTCCAAGAAACGCTGACGGGCGTCCATTTCGCCCTTGATGTACCAGCGGTAGTCGCCGCCGCCCACGTCAATGTAACCAATGTTGGTGGCCTGTGAACCAGACACCTCAAAGTTACCCTTCACGATAGCGTAAGGCTTCTGGTAGCGAACCACGTTAGACTCAACGAAACGGTCTGGCTGGTCTTCACCTTCGTCGAAGATGTTACCAATCACTGGCATATCGAACGTATTGTTCTGAGCAACTGTAGTGGTTGGCTGATTCATGAATGCCACAGTAAATTCTGTGCCACTGTTGAGCGAAGAAGTTGCAGTCACAACCACGCGGTCCTTGCCGTTAAGCAAAAGGATGTCACCCTTGATAGGAGTGTTTTGCTTCACATCGACAAGCGGAGTGGAAATTGCGGCGTTAGCATCCGCCACAAACACAAGAGTTTGGTTAGCGGCAATAGAAGCAGCACCACTTGAATCGTTCTTTGTCGTGGCACGAACCTTCTGGTGCAAACGAGCCTCCTCGTAGTAGGTTACTTTCTCAGCAGAACCAGCAGCCTTGACGGCTCCTGTCATACGCAAAAATCCGGTAATGCCTTGGTTACCGTAAGCTTTAATCAGTTCTGGACGAACGTCAAGGGCGTTAATGGTGCTCATGAAATCACCCAGAGAAGAGTACTTCTCAGGAGTTGCCAAGCCAATAGCTGAAGCGCCTCCCCCGGTAGAACCACCGAGTTGACCATGAACATTTGGAGCTGTAATGTTGCTCATAATGTTTTCTTTTTAAGAATCGTTAAAAGTTAAAAGTCATTCCTTTGTCACCTCCGAGAGCTCCTGCGAGCTGGTCGATAATCTTATTTCTTTGAGCTTCAGCATTGTTGTCTACCTTCTGCGCCTGTGGCGTAGCTGGTCGAACGTTAGCTGCGTTTTGAACAACGCGACGCTGGCCATCGCTCATACCCTGTCGGTACACTGCGCTGACGATTTGGTCAATGTTGTCCGTAACTGCTCGATGAGAATTAAGAAGGTCGTAGTCCCACTTGCCATCATCAGAGACATAGGAATCAAAAAATGACTCGAGTTTCGCATTCTTCTCCTTCAAGGTGTCCTTGTACTGGTCGGCGAGGCCGTAGGTAAATGTCTTACCCGTGGGCAAATCAAATGAAATACCGTCCAGATTGTCCACCTCTTTGGACATGCTTGCGACCCACTGGTCATCAATCGGGCTCATAAATTCATCTTCGGTGGCTTGCGAGGGGTCCGGTGTACGGAATGCCTCACGAATCTCCTCGATAGATTGACGAGCCTTCTCGGCTTGCATCTTCAGTTCCACAGACGATGTGGCGACTTCTTCTTCCGTGTGTCTCTCAGAGTCGAGCTTGTACTTATTTTTCATAAGCGTATCAATCTCTGCTGAGGTCAGCTTAGGGAAGTCCATCTCCATCTGCATACGAACAGCCTTTTGGTCATCCATTTCGGAAGTATCCAAGGTCTGATACTTGTACCAGTCATCGACAGAACGTCCCGTCTCGGTGACGAACTCGTTAATCGCTGCGACCCTGGGGTCGATGTCAGCCTGCCTGTTAAATTGCTCACTCACTTGGTCGAAGCTATCGAACTTCATGTTCAGCCTTTCGCTGAGTTTCTGAAGCGCAATAGAATCTTCGTCGATTGTTTGCCGTTCAACGGGTTGCGTTGGTTGAGCCTGAGGCTCTGTATATTGTTGCTTGAAGACAACTTCTTGAGTTTCCGGCTCCGGTTGTGGAGCAGGCTCAGGAGCTTCCTGCACAGGCTCGGGAGCTTCTTCCGCTACAGGTTGTGTCGCTTGTGGCTCCGAGGGTTCGGGCTCCGGCGAGGGTGCGGGAGCGTCCTGAGGTTCGTTCAAGAAGTCAGGGGTATCACTTATTGAGATACCCTGGGCTTCAGCTGCAATTTCCATTTCATGCTTAGCCATTGTATTTAATTAAGGGGTTGTTTCTTATCGTGCTACAGGCCCGCCCTTTCTAAGGCTAGAGGCCAACTTTACGCTTGCCAAGTTGTTGTATGGAGAGAACTCCAATGAAGGCTTTGCCTGACAGTAAAGGATGGCGTAGTTCGTGTTCGCCGTCGGAGGCGTGAAGTGAGTAATCTCACCGTACACCACCTGGCCGTCGGGGTAGTCGACAGGCTGGATGTTTGTTCCCGCCACATTGCTCATTCTGAACTTTGCGGGGGTCATACGCGCGGCGTCAGTACCAGCATCAACGTTGTCTACACCGAGCATCTCAACCGCAAAGGCTGGGGCGAAAGGCAATACCGTCACATTGATTTTGCCGTCTGTCGAATCTCCTGTAATGTCAGCAATTTCTCTACTCAAGTCTGCATCACCAAACACAAAGTTGGGTGAGTCAGGGGCAATTTGTAGAGTGATGATATTTGTGCTAACATCAGTGCCTACCAAGCTGTAGGTACCGTCAACTTGAGGGAAAGTAGCAGAAGACAATACCACCTTTGTACCCTTCAAGAATGTGGCGGCAGTGATGGTCACTGACTCACCGTACATGTTTACAGCAAAAACCGCGTCGTCTCTTCCAATTCTAAGCTCGTAGTAATCATTACTCGTGTTATACTTAAAACCTGAACCTGACGCAGCGCTGTGCAAAATAGTCTCACCTGCCAGTACCAAGCCAGCTTGAAAGGCGGCTTCACCGTCAGTGTTTCCGCGAAGTACAATAGTTTGGGTGGCGCCAGTGAGCATACGGTTCGTGTTGGCATCTCTGCCTAAGAACTTGCTGCTGTTTCCGCCGTTACTTTGTTGAAATCCCATGTCTTAGATATTAGGCGTCAGTTCCGATTACCATGAACTCAACGAGTGTTGGGTTTGTTGTTGCGTATGCTTTGAGTGTCAATCCAGCGTTGAGAGGCATGAATGCCCAGTCACCACCAGCCAACTTCAAAATGACAGGGTCGCCAGAAGTTGTGTCGTCATACACATAGATAAAGTCTGAGGCGGTGCTGTCGGTGTTTTTGATGTACAGGTAGGCTGGGGCGCTGAAGTCCGAGGCTTCAAACAATGTAGTAGCACTACTACCAACCGCCGTAGCCGTGACGGGTCTACGCGCCAAACCTGTAGTGTTTGCTGCAGTGACATCTGTAGACACACTAATAGACAAGCTGTCAGACAGGAGGTCTGTGCTCGTCAAAGAAATCTGTGCGGTTACTGTTGCCATTTGTTATTCTTTGATGCAAATATATGAAACATTACCACTTGACTTTGTCAGCCCAGTACGCAGCGCTCATCTTGCCTTTTTTGATATTCTTACCGTGCCTAGACTTAAAGCTTGCACGCTTCTTCTTCATCTTGTCAGACTCCCCGGCTTTAGGTTTGCCTGCGGTCTTTGCGCCCTGCTCACCAAAGCGGATGAGCTTCACCTTGTCTCCCTCCTTGGCCAACACCATGTGTGACTTCTTAGCGTGACTAGGCGTCTTCTTGGGCTTGTTGACACCGCTGAGTCCGTGCTTTTTGAGCATGCGCTTCACGCGCTCTCTCATTGCCTCCTTGCTCATCGGCTCATAAGTTCCTTTATGATGTCCTGCTCTTCGCTCTCCTGTAGCTCAGGCCTGGTGCCTTTACGCTGAGAGATAAGCTTTGACTGAGCTTCAGCCTGCTTGTTTACGCGGGAGTCCTTCCGGTTGTCTTTCTGATTCTCGAGGTCCATCCGGAACTGCTTGTCTGACGTAGAGCCTTGAGCCTGTGCCTGCAACTTAGCGGCCATCATTTGGGCTTCGAGATTCTGTCTCATTTGAAGCAGCTGCATTTCAATCTGGCCTTGAACCTGAATCTTCTGCATGTCTGACTGAGCCTTGAGTTGAATCTCCTGCATGCGCATCTGAGCGGCACTCTGTTGTGACTGTTGGTTCAGCTGAGCTTGCATCTGCATGTTTTGCTGCTGTTGTTGTTGCAGCATGGCAATGCGCTTTTTCCGTCGGACAATAAGCAGTCTTTCCGCTTGGTCCAAATCCTTGAGGCGACGGATTGCCATAACGTCTTCCAGGTCAATTTCTCTTTGCGCAAGGGACTGTTGGATGTTTTGCTCTAGGAGAATCTTATCTTCATCAGACATCTCTCTGTCAATAATCACACCGTAGTTGTACAGTGGGAGAGAAGCAAACGAGGAGACAATCTCCATGCTGGTTCGACCAATGGCTCTTTCGTAAGCCTGATAGATGATGGACTCTGGTGGCAGCACCTGCACACACTTAACGATGTCCTCACAGACTCTGCGATAGATAACAGAGGCTGCATTTGTAATGTCGTTGATGGCGTTGTTGCCCGCAGCAAGCTGCTGTTGGCGCACGCCTACGAGCGCGTCAGATTTAGGTGTGCTGCCATCGAGAACCTCGTTCACTCCTGTGACATCACGAATCATACGCAGATAGTGGTTATACAAACCAATCAGCTCGTTGATGTTCCGAATTGTGTTATCCAGCGGACGCACTGGTGGGTTTTGGAATCCACCCTCTGGGTTCTTGCTTCTGTAGTAGAAGACACCAGTCTGCTCGTAGATGTCCTGGATGTCAAGCGGTTGAAGCTCGCCACCAGACCCAAGCTGGACGTTTTCCAATCCCTCAATGTCCACAATCAATCCGTCAGGCTTGGCCTTAGCAATGGCCTGCTGAATCTTGAGGTGAGTAAGCTGAAGCTGGTCAGCAAACCCGATGACAGACGACACCATTGACTTAGGCATCTGACGTCTGAAGTTTGTAGCTACAACGCTGTAAGAGAGACGAGCACGAGTTAGGTCGTGCATGTTCTTAGGTACGTCACGCTTCATACCGTAGTTAAAGAGAAGCTGACTTCCGATAACATACGAGCCTCCGTACACGCACATGTTAGGCATGCTGTGGATGGTGCGCTCATAGACAGAATCGCTTGGAGCCTTGTAGATGTCGCCCTTGTAGTAGAATCCCACATTGCCGAAGCGAGACTCCTTCTCCTCGTAAATCATGTCATCGACACCGATGAACTCAAAGTCCAGTACGTCGACCAGGTATTCGTCGTAACCGTAGACGTGTGTTCCTCGGCTACGGTCATAGACTGTCTGATTAAACTGAGCAGCATTGTTGTAGCTGCGGTTCATGACAGCCTTAGCAATCTTCTTGTACTCTTCCTCAGGGATTTCCGTTCCAGCCATGCGCTTTAGCTCCTGAATAGAAACTCGCTTTACATGGCCTCCGTAGACAATGTCAGAAAAATTTGGGTCCTCAGTGCTAGAGTGAATGAACTGAGCAGGGTCTACATACTCCGTTTTGATTCCGTAAGACGGGTCATTGTTGCGCTTAACCACAGCCATGCCGTTAACAACAAGGTCTTCAACAGCACGACGGAAAGTGTTTTCATCAAAGTCATTCCAGTCAAGAGTGAGTCTGGTTGCAAGTTGAGCTGCAATTTCAGAACTAGTCTTGATGCTGTCAGAAAGATAAATCTCAGCTTCTTCAGAGTTGTCTGGCAAACCCTCTGTACTGATGTGAGTATTAAGGCCAAGTTCCTTAGCTTCATCAATAACTTCCTTTTCCTCAACAGCAAGTTTAGCTAGAACCTTCTTCTTTTCCTTCTCATCCTTGGACATGGGGTCCACTGCCTCCACGTTAGGACTGAATCTTCGAGACAGAATTTTGTTAACAACAATGCGAACAAACTTGGGGACGATTGGTACGGGAGACCAGTCGAGATTGAGCAGTGTTCCATCACCGCCCTGCGTATCCATGCTGCTAAGAATCTGCTTGTATACTGCAGTATCTTGAGTTCCGTTTGCGTAATCCCTGTTTCTGTTAAACTCTACAAGGCGCTTGCCAAAGCCAGTTGAGAAATCATCCAACCCACCCCACTGCGCCTCAATCGACTTCGCGTACTGCACTCCATAGTCGTGACTCGCCTTAACACTGGCGGGGGCCATAGGGTCTGGAAATTGTGCGTACGACTTAGGCTTATGATGACCCTTCATTACTTACTGTATTACAGGCAATGTGCAAATATAAACAAAATCACTTAGAGGGTTTTGACACCCCTCCAGGGTTGTAGCTATACTTGCGGAAGAACTTTTTTCCTGAGAAATCAGCAGTCTTCTTTTTCTGTACTACAGTCTGTGCGGCCAGCAAAGCTAGGCCAGCACTGATGGTCAAGTCAAACTTAGTTCGGTTGTCGATGCGGTACCCAATCCAGTCCTCAAGGGTCCTGTTGAAATACATCCTACCCGCCTCTCCTTTCTCATTGATTCCCACATGGTTATGTATGTAGTCTTCAATGGCTTGTGCATGTGTATGGATGACGTCTTGAGAGTTCGATGGGATGCCCTTGGTCTTCACCGCAACAGAGCCGGAGGTGGTGAGATGTGACGGTCTGTCCAACAGGTAGCCATCGTATCCACGAGTTTCAAAGTACCTCACGATACCGTACTTGTTGTTCTCAACGAGCAGAGGGTACCCGTAAAAGTAGGATGCCATCAATATGTCCTCATAGAAAATCTTAGCCATCGGAGGACGCGAACAATACTCTGCAACAAACATGTTTGACGGGACCGCCATGTTGAATTTGTTGTAGATGTGACACGCACCTTTTGAGCCCCTACCGTCCGTGGTAGCGTCGATGTCATAAGAGTCAACACCTCCACACCCCATAAGTTTGTTCGGTGCTACAAGACTTCCGCCCTCCTTATGCTTTTGATTTCTCATATCAATAGGTGGCATCCAAGACACAAACCACCTGCCTTCTGAGCTAGGAACAAACACCACTTCAGAATCTCTTACACCGCCTCTCCATGTGAAGTTACCACGCACCACAGGGTCTGGATACATGTTCTCATTATGGTCCATCTGCTCGTAAATCTTTCCGATGTTGAACAGTGAACCCTCAACGCTATCACGAAATGCTTCATCTGTGGTGAACGGGAACTGACGAACAATCTCGTTCATCTCCCTAGCGTCATGCTTAAGAGCCTCCCTTTCGTTTTTTAGAAACTCCTTTGCGCCTATCTCTACGGTTTCTCCATCCAGAGTTTCCGTGTGCATCTCCGGGGTTTCGATGATTGGCATCCCGTGCTTGTCGAAGAATCCCTCTAAGGCTTCGTAGGCCGGAATGAAGATTCTGTACAATCCTGAGGTTGTCCTTCCGTTTTTGTTGCGTTCTTGTGGGTCTGAATCTTTCCAAAGTTCTTTGTATTCTTGACCTCCTTTGTCCATAGGATTTACTGTGCTCCCTACGAGTGCTTTGCCGATGACCCGGCGTCCCACAATTAAGCAGGTGCGCTGTATCCTCCAGGCTTCTCTGATGTCTGTTGGCTTCTCCCATTTGCCTGCCTCATCGAGGTAAAGTATGTGGAGCTTCTCACCATCGTATGCGTTGTTGGTGGTGTTCTTCCAGTTGATGATTGTGTTCAGGGCATCACCCTTCACAGAGGTCTTGTTGTTCTTGGTAATCCTTTTAGATGGTTCTCTAAACGCAAGCTCCATGCGTGGGTTCGTAGTACCATCCTGGATAGGCTTAAAGAAGAACGGGTAGGACTTGAAGATAGCAACGACCTTCTTCATGAAGACGTTTTCTTGCGCGTCCTTACCCGTCTTCGACTGGATACCCAAAAGTTTATCCTTGACCTGTGTGGCTTCATCTACAAGAACGCAGGCGGACATGTTTGTGTACCCAGAGCGGCGACACTTGGTATACAGTTGACCAAGGCACCTGGGGTCAGCCTCACACGCGGCCTGATGGATGAAGAGCTTCCGTTGGAAGTCTAGGAAACTAGGATAGCCAATATCTATCTTGCTCCACTGAAGCATCATGT